TGACAATAGACCCCTTAATGATAATTTAGATCCAATAGAGAAATTAGAACGAATGGAGTCAAAGCATCGTAATTTAAATAAAAGTTCAAGATGAATTTAACATCAAACGAAAAAGAAATCATAAACATTATGAGGGAACTAAAACCTTTTGAAACTGTTGAAATACGCAAGGATCATAATGGTTTAGCCGATAGTTACATTCTTAAAAGAGAACAAAAAGTACACTTTGTTAAGTTGTATCAAAAGAAGACTTGACAAAGATTTTTAATAAGAATACTATAAAGATATATTATCAACTTCTCAGCAGGTGAACTGGGGGAAAACATAACAAGTTTAACCCCTATGTCAAAAATAACACAAGAGCTGGAAGTAATAAAAATAAACTATGATAAAACTATTGATTTAGTTGATGGTTTACCTTTCTCACAAAGTAAACAAATAAGAACCATTGAATTTTATTCTAATAGCAAATACCTAAACGGACAAAAAGATGAATTGGACAGAGACAAACCTTTCATGCAGATATTAAATGCTATCTGTGATGTAGAAAATACTGCCAAAGATTTAGATACAAAAGACATTAAAGTGGACTCAGACGATGGCAATCATTATCTGGAGTCTTTTTTCCTTTCAAAGGACATTCAAGTCTGGATGAAAGAAGCCGACTTTGCTAAAACCTTAAACGATATGCGAGATGTGCATACTCGTTATGGTTCTTTGCTTGTTAAAAAAGTAGAGAAAAAAGATGAAGACACAGGAGAGAAACTACTTAAACTAGAACTACCAGAATGGAAGAACACTTATACCGACCAAGTAAACATAACTCAAGGTGCAATAGTAGAAGTTCATTGGATGACAGCAGTAGAACTTTCAAAGATGACAGAATGGCACAACATAGATAAAGTAATGGATATGTTAAAGGGTAGTGGTGCAAGTAAAAGAGTTCCTATTTATGAAATAAGAGGTGAGTTCAGCCAAGCTACCTTCAAAGATGCACAAGGAGAAGTATACACAGACAAAGACGAAAAGGAATTTTCCTATCAATTATACTATGTAGCAGGTAATCCAGTTGAAAGTGGTAAGGTAGCTAATATTGAAGCACTTACTCCTCTTTATTGGGAAGATGACACAGAAAGAGTATATAAATATTTAGCAAGGAAACCTAAAGCGGGTAGAGCTTTTGGGGTTGGTGTATTTGAAGAAGGTGAAGAAGCACAAGTCTGGACTAATGACGCAATTCTAAAACAATCTAGGGCTATGGAATACACAACTAAGGTAGTTGCTCAATCAGCATCTAAGAAACTTAAAGGAAGAAACCTATTAACTGAAACTGACGATGGAACTATCTTAGAACATGAAGACAATAAGCCAATCACAGCAATTAACCTATTACCAAGTGGAGGACTAACGCAATACTCAAATCTTATTACTCAATGGTACACACAACTAGAAAAGACAACTTCAGCTTACTCTGCCCAAAGAGGAGACACACCACCATCAGGAACACCATTTAGACTACAAGCGACAGTATTACAGCAATCTTCTAGTGTGTTTAAAACACTACAAGAGGAAATGGGCATCTTTATTACAGAAATCTTTGAAGACTGGGTAATGCCTTATTTAAGAACTAAGTTAAACAAAGAACATATCTTATCCTATGACTTTAGTCCAGAAGAACTTAAAGAGATTGATAGAAACTTCTCTACTAGACAAGCAAACAATAAAACAAAAGAAAAGATACTTTCTGGAAAGTTGGTTACTCCTGAAGAGTTTGACGCTTGGTTAAATGTAGCAGATGAATTTATCAAACAAACTAAAGGAAAGAGATTTATAGAAATACCAAAGAACTTCTACAAGAACTTAAAAGCTAAAGTAACTATCAATGTAACTGGTGAGCAAAGAAATAAAGCAGCAACACTTGAAAGTCTAAGTAATTTGTTAATTATCACTGAAAAACTTGGTCTTAGATCTATTGCTGAAATGATTATATTAAAGATATTAGATATATCAGGTTCTGGGATAAGTCCAGTAGATATAACTACTGCTATTAGCGAAGAAAGTAAACAGCAAGAGCAATTACAAGCACAGCAAATACAACCACAAAGACAAACTCAGGCAAGTCCTTTGTCATTACAAGCTAATCCACAACCAGCATAATGAAATCATTACAAGAATTTTACAACGATAGTGATACCAAGAATAATGTTTATGAGTACCTTTTACAATTTTACAAAGAAGAAGCAGTTAGAATGTTAATGAATAGAGAAGACGCAGTCGCCCTAGCAGATGCTACTGAATTATTAGAAAAAGCATTTGAGAACATGGATATTATATTTGCTTCAAAGTCGGGAAGTAAAAAACAAATTAATGAAGCTAGATAATGCCTAAAAAAACTAGAGTACAAAAGCCAAAGAAGCCCCGTAAAGCAAAACCAAGTTTTTGGAGCAAAGCCACAGGAGGAAGAATGAAATAATTTATGACCGAAATGTCTCTAAACTAGGATGTTGGAACTCCATAAGCCAACTTAACGCATGGTAGTTAAGCATAATCTACCTATTACTATGGATGACATAGAAGAAACAGTCGCTGTGGACACAAACACAGAAGTTGAGGAAGCTACTGATAGCAACGAAGATAGTGATGAGGAAACTCAAGAAATTGAGGAAACTCAAGAGGACACTATAGATTCAGCAGAGTTGGAAGCACTTAAAACTGCTAAAGCCCAATTAACTGCTAGAGCTAAAAAGGCAGAGGAAGAAATCAAGAAATTGAAGGAATCCAAAGCTGAACCTCAAAACATTAATAGCGACCCATACTTTGCAGATGAACTTCGGTTAATCTCACAAGGTGTAGTTGGACAAGCAATCCTAAAAGCTAAAATCATTGCAAAAGGAAGTGGAGTATCCCTTTTAGATGCAATGAAAGACGAAGCTGTTGTTGCTTATATCAAAGATATAAAGGAACAGGAGAAGCGTGAAAAAGCTAAACTCGGTGCTTCAAAAGGTTCAGGTGAGTCAGCAGACTCAACCTTAATCAAGCCAGGTATGTCAAGAGAAGAGCATGAAGAAGCGTTCAAAAAAGTTATGGGCAAAGTAGTAACCTAGTAATTAAAAACATAATATTATTAGTATAACGATATGGCATTCCCTACAACATCAATGTCGTCAACGACATTAGCAGAAACGATCCCATTAGTTTGGGGAGATAAAATTAATGAGTTTTTCAAGTTAAAACTTATTATAGGTGACTTCTTCATTGACCGTTCATCAGAACTAGCAGGAGGAGGTTCAGCACTTTACACTCCAAGTCTAACTGAGTTTTCAGCAAACGAAAAATCCAATGCTACAGCAGTTACCCTTAATGCTCCAACAGAGACAAAGGTAACCCTAACTGTAGATCAATGGTATGAAGTTTCATTTGCTATTGAGGATCGTGAAGCAGCACAAGCTAAACATTCTTATTATCTCCAAGAGAGATATGCTAAGAGTTCTGGATATACTATGGCTAGTAAGTTAGAAGTAGCTCTTGCATTGCTATTTGATAACTTTAGTACCACAGTAGGAGCTTCAACAACTTCTCTTGCAGATAGTGAAATTCGTGAAGCTATTGCTACCCTAGAAGGTGTAGGAATAGACACAACTACAGACGTTGGATTCTTTGTTCATCCAAATGTATTTTGGAAACAAATTCAAAATCTGGACAAGTTTAGTTTAGCAATCAACTCACCAGTCAATGACCCAACAGCAAAGACGCCTAAAGCAACTTTGTATGGCATTCCAGTTTACATTACCCCAAATGTTCAATACATTTCAGGTACAGTTGGAAGAGCTAACTGTTTGGCTCAAAGGGACGCTCTACATTGGGCAACTTCTCCTATAGGGAGTGGTGGTTCAAAGTCAGGTGGCTCAATGACAGGTAAGTACGGAGTTCGTATCCAATCAAATTACATCCCAGAATATCTATCTACTCTAACAACATCAGATTTACTTTATGGTGTAGTAGAAAATAGAGACAATGCAGGTGTAACGCTTTGGACACAGAACTAGGTCAATTAATAGTTTAATTGTTTGCTCTTATATCCACACCCGATTGAGGAATATAAGGGCAAATCGGGAAATAATTATCATGGGAAAAGTAGTAATAAGTCCAAATATAAAAAAAGAAAGTGTTAGGATTGATCCAGCAGGTAATATTATTAACGCTAAAACAAAGCAGATAATCAAACCTATAGAACCAGAATATATGCCACCAGTACAAGTAGTACAACCAGTAGATCCAGTACCAATAGATACACCACAGGCAACACCACCAGTTTCAAAAATAGACGAAATGATTAATAGAAAGATAGAAGAAATAGTCGCAAAGAAAATAGAACAAGCATTATCAAATTTATGAAAATATATTTTATACATACATCATTGGAAGGTTGCTATAATGTGAGGTGTTTATTTCCTTTGCAGGAGAA